GAGCCGTGAGACGTAGAGATTGACCCCCCCTATACCATGGCCCACCCCCCTATGAAAGTTGAAGTACCTACCCCCACCCCAATCACGGACCATTTTGACGATGCCCTTTTGCCTAGTGAATCCCAAAAAATTATTATTTCTCCTGACGATTCCTTGACAAATGACTCTTTCGATGGTATAGATGAGAATATCAGGGCAGAGGATGCTTCTATCTTGTACTGGGTCGTGTCTAATGGCATTAAAACCGAGAAAGGTGAGCCTCTTGATTTTACGGACCGTCTCTTTTTGCTTGATATTTTATCTGATTGGAGCAAGGAGATTGTGTGGAAGAAGTGTTCTCAGGTGGGGGGTTCGGTTATTTTTAATATTAAATCTTTATTTGCCCTTTCGAAGTTTGGTTGGAACATTATCTACACCATGCCCTCTGAAACTGACGTCCAGGACTTCGTTAAGACTAAAACTAACCCGATTATTATAGAAAATCGTGACGTTTTGGTGGGGATGAGTAGTGATTCGGTGTATTTGAAGCAAATTGGTAATCGTAACCTGTTTTTTCAAGGAACCATCTCTAAGACGGCGGCGATTTCCTCTACCGCTGACTTGGTGATTCACGATGAGATTTCTCGCTCTGACCAGAGTAAGATTAAGCAGTACGAATCCCGGACCAAAGCTTCTGCTTTTAAGGGTAAGTGGCAGTTTTCTAACCCGACTACTGAGAAAGACGTTTTAGATGAGCGGTGGCATCTCTCTGACAAGAAAGAGTGGTTTGTTACCTGTGACAACAAACATACGCAGATGCTGGCGTGGCCGGAGAGTGTTTGTCGGGAGCGAAAAGAGTATCAATGTTCGGAGTGTAAGGTGGAATTGACCCGGGAACAGCGTCGCACTGGTCACTGGCAGAAAACGAGGGAGAGTGACATCTCTGGCTACCACACTTCTCACCTCATGGCTCCCTGGATTTCAGCTGAGGAAATATTAAAAGACGCTGATGGCGACCAAGAGTATTTCTACAACTTTATTCTTGGTGAACCGTACAATCCCGGGGACCTGTCCATTACTCGGGGCTTCATCCTAGACAACTGGACGCCTAAGAATTTGGAAACTGGTAAGTGGTATCTTGGAGTGGACGTTGGAAATATCAAACACTGGGTGCTGGGTTCAGAGAAAGGCATCATCAAGGTCGGTAAATTCTCTAAATGGTCTGATTTAGATGATTTAATTGCCCACTACAAGCCGATTATGGTGATTGACGCTATGCCAGACACCACCATGTCCCGCTATTACGTGGAAACCCACCAGAATACCTATATGTCCTTTTTCCAGGAGAATACCTCTAACCCGCAGACGCTCGTGTGGTGGGGAGAGAATGAAAAGAGAGGGATTGTTTACTCGCACCGTAATCGAATCCTCGACCAGCTCATTGACTACATCATCCAGGCTAAATGTCTGTTTGCCTTGCCGTCTGACAGGTTAATGAAAGAGTATGTTGACCACTGGCTGACTATGAGGCGCGTGAAGAGTGTTAACTCTCGGGGAGTGGAGTTCTATGAGTGGGTGAGTACCACTGACGTTGACCACTTTGCCTTAGCTACCCTCTACTGGTATTTAGCCGTAGAGACAGGTGGTTCGGGTGAAGTCTTTACCCTGGGGAATGAAACCATTGACCCCGCCATCGACAACAGCAACCGCTTCGTTTCTTTTGGTGGTATGCTCGGCGACACCGGACTTATAAACAATGATGATAGTGACACAACCTCTGTGTTATGATAATAACGTAAACATATGGATATTAATTCACTTTCTGAGGCTGACAAAGTACGGTTAGTAAACCAGCGCTGGTCGTCGGCTGACACCATCTGGGAAATCGTCAAAGCTACCACCACCGCCAACTTAAAAATCTACAAGAATAATCCTGACTACATCAGTAGTTCCATCGCTATTCAGCGTAAGAGTAAAGTGCGGGCTAACCGGGTGTTTCGTAACATGGAAAGTGTAATCAACGCCCTTATTGCTAACCCTCCAAAGCCTAACTTTATTCCCACCCAAGACACTGATGGGGCCAAGCAGTTGTCAGCTACCCTACAAAAATACTTCGCTAAAAAGTACGATGACATCAACGTCAAGGAACAAATCCGTAAAGGGTTCCGTAACCTCTACTTCTCTCGCTTAATTGTGCTGAAGCCTTTTTGGAACTCAGTAACCAACGACTTTGACGTACGCTCCATTGACCCCCGCAATATTCGAGTATCCCCTCAAAGTACCAAAGAAGTTGAAACCAGCTTTGTGATTGAGGAAGTGTCCGACAACCTGATGTCAGTGATAGCTCGTTTCCCCGCTAAAAAGGAGGAACTACTACAAAAGAGTGGTTTTACCAGTGATAACGGCGAAGTCGAAGCGTTCCTCCAAAACCCAGTCATTACCTACCGCGAAGCCTGGATAGATAACGAAGTGCTGTTCACTTATGGAGCATTGTTACTCGGACAAATAAAAAACCCTACCTGGGACTGGGATGGGCTACGAGTCACTGAAGACGAAGCCACTATGCTCAGTACCGCCGAAGGACAAGACCGCCGTGACTTGATGACAGGTATTCGTGGTGAACAAAGTATGCGAGCGGAAACAACGGAAGGAAAGATGGGTCCTGAAAGGATGGGTCCTGAAAGTACTGGACCGGCTCTCCAAGCCTATTTGTTCAATCACTTTGATTTCCCCCGCAAGCCATACATCTTTGCTACCATTTTTAATAACGAGAACACCCCCATCGGTCAGACTGACATGATTACCCAAGCGGCGCCTCTCCAAGAAAACGTAGACCGCCGCAAGCAAGACATTGATGAGAACGCTTCTTTGGTTAACGGACAAGTAAAAGTCGACTCCAGTGTAATGAGCAAAGCCGACGCCCAGAAGCTCAGATTTGAGGCCCGGGGCGTTATTTGGGGCAAAGGCGTAAAAGAGGGTGTTACCCGTGAAACCGGCTCGGCGCTACCGGCTTTTGTGTTTGAGGACATGAAAGACTCCCGCGATGAGATTGATAACATCATGGCCGCTTCTTCAGCTTTCCGGGGTGAACGAGAAGGAACTGAAACTAAGGCTGGTCGCTTGGCTCTGATTGACCAATCGTACTTGGCGCTTAACGAGCTGGTGCAAGTCATGGACTACTGTTGTTACGAGATGTTCAACTGGTTCTACCAAATTGCCAAAGTAAACTACACCGAAAACCACCTAGCTAAACTCGTAGGTGTAGACAGGTCTCTTGAAATTGTCAGCCTCATGCAAGACGACTTCATGGATGGTGCTGAAATTAAAGTTGTCCCCGGCAAGACCCTTCCTGAAGACAGTCAGTTCAAGTACGAACAAGCCCAAGCTGACGCTGAAAAAGGCTTCATTTCACCGATTGATTACTTGGAAATCGCTGGCTACGACAATCCAGCAGGCAAAGCCAAGAGTGCCCAGATGTTCATTCTCAATCCCCCAATCGCCGCTGGCTTAACCCCCGAAGAAATAGAACAGTTAGCCCCACCAAAACAAGAGGAAGTTCCCCCAGCTACCGCTATCTCTTTCAAGGACCTTCCGCCCGATGGTAAAATCCAACTAGCCGCTCAAGCCCGAATCCAACTTGACCCCTTAGTCATGGCCGCTCAGATGGCCCAAGAGCAAGCTTACAAGCAAGCCAAAGAAACTGCTAAAGCCACTCCTAAAGCCGCCCCTAAATCTTCAGCGTAAAATTTAGGTACTTGCATAGGTAGTGAAATTTATATAATATAGTTAATACAGTATGACCAAGCCGAACATCCAGCTTCACAGCCAAGGAAACTAAGCAGTCGAAAAACAATATGCCCCCACCATACGAACTTGCAGATGAACCGATAGTAGAAACCCCAGTAGAAACTATTGCTCTACCCGCCGAACCTGACAGTGCCGATGATGGCTTTCTCGATGATGACTCAGAGACTTCTGAAGACACCCTAGACGAGCCAGTTGTTGATGCACCAAGTGAGGTCCTCTACGAACTCCCCGACGGACGTAAAGTTACCGGAGAAGTCGTGCGAGCAGAGTACGGGAATCTAATGAAGGACTACACTCAAAAGAGTCAACGGTTAGCTCTTTATGAAAAAGTAGCCAAACCTGAGCCTGATAATGTACCCGAGTGGCAAAAGCCCGGTTATGTTCCTACCAGCTACGCTGAAATCATCCAGATTGCCAAACAGCAAGCCAAAGATGAAATCAAACAAGAGCGAGAACAAGAAGAGTCCCATAAAACTGAGTTATCTTCCCAGATTGAGGCTGAATTAGCTGAAATTAAGAAGGTGGACCCTAAGTTAAATGAGAACTCTCTCTTCCTCCATGCCAATAAGTACGGTTTTCGAGACCTAAGTAAAGCCTACGAAAACATGAAAGCCTTGAATGACGCCAAGCTGTCAACGGAACAAAGAACGGTAAAAAATATCCAAGCTCGTAAGGATAACCCAGTTGCCGGTAAGCCAGGCACCGCTTCACCGACAGCCCCTGCGTATGGAGACCACAACCAGTACGGTTCAGCTCTAGAGTATCTCCAAGCCCACCAGTAGAACTTACTAATTTAATTTTAAAAATATATGGTTTTTGACGAAGCCGTACGAACAACAACTCGTACATTTATCATTCCCACAGTGTATGACCAGGTAACAAAAGGTTCTCCATCTTTGATGAAGACTCTTCGACTGGCCAAGCCGTGGAAGACCGGAACAAAGTACGAATTCCCAGCCAAGATTGTAGACACCACTAACGGTGGTTGGACAGGTGTAGCTAATCAGCTAGATACTGACCGACAGAATACACGCGTCACGGCCTCTTTTGAGCCAAAGATGGTGTATAAGCCAGTAGTGGCTGCCGATATCGAACTGACCCTCAACATGGGTTCAGAACGTATCGTAGACCTCCTCCAGACAGAGTACGATTCACAAGCGCAATCATTGATTAACCTTATGGGTCAGGGTCTGTTTCTAGGTGATGGAACTGGCAACATGCCTGACTCTATCCGTAACTCAGCTGACGACGGTGGTGCGTTCAATACCTATGGTGGTATTTCTCGTACAACTTACCCAGCTTGGGCCGGATACGACCTCGTGTCAGCTGGTGCTTTAACGCTCGCTAAGATGGCAACATTTTATGATGCTATCGAAATTGGAACTGAGAAGCCAGACTGGATGGTAACTACTAAGGCCCTATGGTCTGTGTATGAATCACTCCTTACTCCACAAATCCGAGCCGGGTACACCCAAAACGGTTTCCCTAAAATGGATGAGTACGGAATTGTCGGTGGAAACTCAGGTCTTTACGGACAAACTGGTTTCGAGTGTCTATGGTTCCGAGGAACTGCGGTAGTTAAGGATGAGCAGGCTCCAGCTGGTTCTATGTACGGTTGGAACACGAAGTACTTTGGATGGAAAGGAATTGACGTAAAGGCCGCTGGAGTTTCACAACTCAACTTTAAGTCTACAAGTGAAGGTATTCCATCTGGCGTGCCAGGTCGAGTACCATCAACCAAAGGATTTAACGTCCGAGAAATGATGAGTCCAGTTGACCAGCTTGCTCAGATTGGTTACGTGTTCTACGCTGGGAACTTTATCTCAGAACAACCACGTTTGACGGGTGCGATGTTAGGATTGAGTTAGTAGTTATTAGACCTAATGGGGACAACCCCAGAATGGGTGATGGATGAAAAATTCCTTAACCTGCAATAAATCATATGCAACAAATTACTTTTCAGAGTGTGTTTCAAGTTACTACTGCTCCCGCTTTCACTATCGGGGCAGAGGCTCAAACACCAGACGGACGTGAATGGGTGTATGTCGTAGCGGGAACAGGCGGACTAGCGCGGGGTGATGCTGGAGTTCCAGTAGCCACTACAACCGTGACTACCGTTAGTTCTTCAGTAGACATCAACAACCGCATTGTCTTTATTAACGAGGCAGCTGCCGGTTGGACTCCAGGAATCTTCGCAGATTCTTATGTAACCGTAAACACGGGTACTGGTGTTGGTCAAATGGCTCAAATCATGAGCAACACAGCTGACCAGCTTCAACTTTACCCAGCCTTTGCGCTTACAACCGCTCTTGCTGTGGCTGACAGTGGTATTGCCATTGTCTCACCAGGTCGATTGGTTAAAGCTCTAGTCACTAGCAAAAAGCAAAACGTCCAGGGCATTGCCCAGATGGCGTTTGCTGCCGGTGATTACGGTTGGGTGCTTAGAAAAGGAGCTGGTGTAGTATTCTCGGGAGTGTCCCTTACCCCGGTGGGTTCTAACTTTACCTCTGGTGATGACACCGCTGGACGTGTCATCCTTGGAGTAGCAACAGAAGGCCCGTTTGCTGCCCAGAACCTTGGTAAAGTGCTTGTCGTCAACCCTTCGGCTGACCAGCTTGCTCTCGTTCAAGTGAACATCGAGTAGTGAACATCGAGTATGTAAACATCGAGTAGATGTTTCCCCGTACGGTTCTCAATTTGAGAATCGGGGGGAGTCATTTAGACTCTCGGTGGAACGATTGAAGCCACTGTAACTAATTAGCAAGTATGACGCCAAACTCACCAATGGGTAATGCCGACTTAAATAAAGTCGTACGCCTTACCAACAAAACGGACTTCGACTTCACTCCAGAGATGGGTGCAAAATACGACAGTGTGCCGTATTTTATCACCGCTGGAAAGTCCATGCTGGCACCTAAACCAGTAGCTAAACTATTAGCAAAACACCTAGCTCGCCAAGTATTCCTTCGCAACGCACCATATCGGGATGAAACCGAAGTTGATGGTAAGGGGAGTACCCGAGCTTTGTGGACGGAAGAACAAGCCCTTAAACTGGCTGATACCTTTATTACTGATGAATACGCTGAAGAAAAAGAAGTTCCTCGCTCTGAGGCTCAAATCATGCAACAGAAGATTGCGGAACTAAACAAAGAGTTCCCAATGGACAGTATGGAAACCGCCACTATCATGGCTCCTACTCAATATGTGGATAAGCAGGAAGTCATCCAAGCCTTGACTGAAAAGAACATCCGCTTTGATGCCCGTCTGAGTAAGGCGGCTTTGGAAGAACTACTTACCTAAGTATGGAATTTGTTAACTCTGAAACATTTGCTTCAATAAAAGAACTGGCTGAAATCCAGGGTCAAATTGCTGCTGGTAGAGCAGAGTTAGCCTCGTTTGAGAGCGCTAAGTTAGCTTTCTTTAAAGAACGTGAAGTCGAAACTTTAAAGATTGTAGACAAGACTCTTACTATGAGTAGAGAGGCGATACAGGAAGCCAAAGAAAACAAGGAAGCTATCGCCTTTTTGCTCACAGAATTGACCGACTCAGTTAATGATATTAAAAGCCTGCACACCGGGGTTAACTATTTAATTAAAGACTACGCCCTAGCGACGGAAGCTACGGGGGACGCTATTAAAGAAAAGACCGCGGAACTTGAATTTGCGTCAACTGTATTAAAGCAACAGAAATCCCATCTCATTGATGCCCAAAAAGCGATGGAGGTAGAAAAGGCTTTGTTGGCTCGTGATAGAATAAGGATAGACGATACTACCGAAATGCTCAAAATAGAAATTAACCGAATTAAAAATTTAAAAATATAACATGGCTGATATAAACACCCTCATCGCCAAAGCTACCGTATCAAGCGCACCCACTATCGCGTCAGCGGCTGTTGCTCTACCCGCGAACACCAACCGAGGTGGTTTTATTATCCAGAATCTAGGAGCTAATCCACTCTTTGTCCGCTTCGGAGCCGGTGCCAGCACCACTGAGTTCAACTTCATTCTAAGAGCCAGCTCACTGGCTGACGATGGGACTGGGGGTATTTTCACAACTAATGAAGGAACCGTTTGGACGGGGATAATCTCTATTGCGGGAACCACTCCCCGCTACGTGGCGACTGACTTAATAGCTTAATTATGCAAGTAGAAAACAACGGTGAGACCATCATATTCGACCAGAAGACTACCGAAGCTATCGAAGCGGGTAAAAACCGTATCACGCTTTTACAGACTGAGGAACTTCGGTACAACAAACTAATTACTGAACTAAAAGCTCAGGTTATTTCGGTTGATAATGAATTGGCAGATAAAACGAAAAGGTTTGAATCTGTTGTGGCAGAGCTAAATATTTTAGTGACAGAAGTTGAAGACGAGCGAATCCTCCTTGAGTCAATCACCCAAGAGCATTTGATTGTTACCTCAGTTATGAAGGAACATGAACTTGTTTTAACTACAAGAGAGGAGGAGGTTTTAGAAAGAGAGCGTACTTGCACCGACATTGAAAAACAAGTCTCTAAAAGAGATGCTTCCATTACTATTCGGGAAAATACCGTAGCCCTGCTTGAAGAGAGCCTTAAAGAAAAGCGTGCGCTGATTGACGAATTTAAGTCTAAACTATGAACATAGACCAGCCAGGAGCTTATTCTTTTACTCAGCTCTTGGATGTCCCTAAAACGTACTTTGGGGCAGGGGGAAGAATCTTGACAGTCAATCCATTTGAAACAGGTATTGATTTTAACCCCCCAGGAGGAAGTGCCTCATGGGGAGGTATTTCAGGAGTATTGTCCAATCAGACAGACTTACAAACAGCCTTAGACGCAAAGCAGGCTACTCTCGTTTCATCTACAAACATTAAGACAATCAATGGAGCCTCTGTCTTAGGTGCAGGGAACTTAATAGTTGGTGGCTCTTTAACCAAAGGCATTACAGAGGTTGACTTCGGCCCGACTGAACAAGGTGAAGCAGTTGTTTCTGTCGTAGACGCAGCCATTACCGCGACATCATATCCGGTTGTAACGATGTACGCTCTAGCAACCGCTGACCATGACCCCGATGACTACATGGCTGAGGGTGTGACCGCCTACGTGACAAACGTGGTAGCTGGTGTTGGTTTTGATATTGCGGCTGGCTGTAATGATAC